ACTGAAATGGTTGATCATCTGCTTAACGACTATGCAGATCTGAAAAATAGAGTTACAAGGAAGTTGAATGTTAATCAATGGGCTGCTTATTTGTCTTTCTCTTATAATGAAGGCGTGGGAAGGGCTTATAATCTTCTGGCTAATATTAATTCGGGCAATGATGCCGCACTCGAAATTCAATGGAAGAAATATATCTATGCCGGTGGGGTGGTTAACCAGGACCTGGTCGAAAGGCGGGATAAAGAATGGGATCTGTGGGTTAGCTAACTGGTACACAATAAAATAAATGTTTGCATGTATGAAACTATTATCTAATTTTGGGACGTATTTATGTTTTACGGCTGGGCTTTACAACATCGGGTTGTAGGCCCTTTTTGTTAAAATCCGGATCCGCTATTTGCTTTATTGAAAAATTGTCTATACTTTCGAATTGCCGTAAAAACATAAACAATGAATCTACACATTACAAGCCAGTATCCTGGCACTGTCAATTCTCCCCAATTATCAATAGTTAATAGTTTGTGTGCATGTCATCCACCTGCAGGCGTATTGCCTGGTTTGATCCGTTCCGCTATACTCCTATCTGGTTATAGTTTATCAGAATAACCCCTGAAGCTGCCACAGGGCAAGATGGCAGCCATTTCTAAAATAGGATGATTGAGTTAAGTATGCTTCGCCTGGATCCCGCAAAGGATCCAGGCTTTTCCAAAACCTTTTTACTATGCACACATACAAAAGTCCAGAACAATTAATTGAACAGAAAATTAGAAAACTCAGGATCCGGATCGGTGTCCTGGTTGTTTCTGTCACTATATTGATCATTGTTTCAATATTATTATTCCTTTTGGTAAGCATGAATCCCCACCCCACTCCGGGGTTAAAGCCGTCCCTTTTCGCGGGGATGGCTTCTTTATATCCTCTGGTTTCCCATATCTCTTTAATTGTTGTGATTATCCTGCAATTGCTGATATATGCGAGAAATGAGGCTCTTATGGCGCTACAGGCCCCCTGCAGCCCTTTTCTGCAGGAATAATCGTCTTGATGAACCAATAGCAGGGGCCTGGAATTTGGGCGACTCCTATTGGTTCATCATAGCGATTATTACAGCAGAAAAGGGCTGCAGGGGGATGAAAATCAATAAAATAGTAAAAAATGGAACAAAAGCAAGGTGCAAGGTTTGTAGTTCAATTTTCAGGTTATCATGAAAATGGATCGAAAACTGAGAAGAAATTCGAAATTCTTCATTTTGATCACTATGAAGCTGAAACGTTAGATCTGAAAACAATTCAAATTAAACTTGAAAACAAAGGGCATTTATCTCCTTTTCGGAGAAACCGGGAGATTGAAATATACCAATTGCAAGCGTTTTAATTAAACAATTGAAAATCAATGGAACGTAAACAGGGATATTATTGGGTACAATATAAATCACATCCAATGGAATGGGTACCGGGTTTTTATCGTGAAAGCAATAAGACTTGGGAAGTCCCTGGCAATGAGCTTGATTTTTATGATAGGGATTTTATGGCTATTGGAGATCCCATTGAATGTAAAAGAGAAACTGCAGTGTATAACATTATAGAAGCGCGTATAGAGTATCAGAATAAAAAGCTGCAAAGGGTTACTGTGTTGGTTGAAATATCTGAAGGCGACATACGCGCTATTTCTTCTACTATTGGCTTTCAGCCAGGTTATGATTACTTACAACCTGACGAGCCGGTGAATGATGCATTGTTACAGCGTGTTGCCGGTTATGGTATGGAAATAATTGATAAAAAATCTATTTTCCCAAACTGGAATAAAAAGCTGAAAACCAATGGATAAATGTTTGTTTGATCAATGGTACGATGGTATGGATCAGGGCAATTTTATTACCACCTTGTTTAAGGCTTTCATTTATGCCGATGCAAATAATAGAGTTAGAATCATTTGTGCATTCCCGGAACACTTTAAAAATTCTGCTTTTATCCGGGAATGGGTTACAGAGGAACATATTGCTTTTGAAGCGTTGAAAGCAAAATGGGAAAAAGCAAGTTGAATTACTAATGAAAAATTATTTCTAATGTATAAGCACGTTGGTACATCATTCACTTTTGAAACACCGGACGGTAAAAAAGTTTATATACGCATGATCCCCGGCACGGATCCGGGAACCTGTAAATTGGTCTATACTAACCAGAACGATGAAACAAGCAGCCGTGAAATCGTTCACACTGCAGGCGCTGCAGATCTGCAGATCCAATCCGGTGTCAAATGGGCGGGGGAACAGGTATGGGCCGCAATCCTGGAAACGGAAATAACCAAACAAACAAAGAAGCATGAAAGCTAAATACTGGGCGGGATCCATTACAACCAGGTCATTCGCGGAGATCCCGACAGTTCCGGTACCAGGCACGGATCCGCTGAAGGTCATACACGACAATAAAACCTTTCAGAAAATACTGCAGTGGGGGCTATCCTGGCAACAAAAAGCCATGAAAGCGGAAACCGGGGATAAAATGCTGGTTGTGTTTGAGATCCCCATAGCTGCAGAAATAGAACTTGTGGCCGCAATAGAACAGTTCCTGCAGGAACATCCCGCAACCAAACGGATAAAGAAAAATGAATAATTCGCTTACCCAATTGTGCCTGTTCAATGACCAGGTAATGCAGGCTATGGAGGAACAGCCGCCAAAACTCGCAGCGGATCCGCAATTTGAAAACCCTTCCCGGTTAGCGTGGCAATTGATGATCGGGGATGGATTGCGCGGCAGATCCTGGCGTGCACATCGACGAATGTTTTTTACCGGGAAAAAAAGAAGATCCCGGTTGCAATCCAATAATTAAAACCTTTAAAATCAATCATTATGGCAAAATCAAAAGCCAAAAAAACAGTGGAAGAAAATGCTAAGAGCATCGTTACTGCAGAAATTAGAACCAACGGAGATCACCAATCATATATCGATTGGTCACTGGATCTTATGCCGAACCCGTATTTCAAGACTGCGGAAACGATCAGAACGGAAACAGGTTACCAGGTATCAATTGGTATCGATCACGAAGGTGATAAACATTTTGTCTGCAGATACCTGGCTCAGATCGCTATGGAAATCAGAACATTGGATGAAGGAAATGTAAAGATCGTAGAACAACCAGTTACTGCAGAAATGGAAGTTGAGGAATAAAAAAATGGCCCCCGTGAAAACGGGGGCCAATGGAACAGAGTTGCTATTCTAACCCATTTAAAAATTCTGATCCAATTATATCCTCGATTCCCATACTGCAAGTACGGGGCGATAATTATTGTGTATACTACGAACCGTTAATGGCTCGAAGATATGCAAATAAACACGCCTATCGTTATCGTATGCAAGCCGCCCAAAAGCAACAATATTCCGGTTCAATGACCGGGGGCGCACGCAAACGGTTAAGTAAAGCTATTACGCTAATGGCACAAGCGTATAAGCCAAAAACGATCTACAATACAATTACACAGCAATACCAATACCACCACTTAAGTTTCATTACCCTGACCGTATCCAGCAGAAAAAACATATCAACCGATTTTGCATATGAGTGGTTGTTACGTCCCTTCCTGGGATGGATGCGGGATACGAAAGGAATAAAATGCTACGTGTGGAAATTGGAGTTTCAAAAACGCGGACAGATCCACTATCATATCACTTTCCCGGATTTTATTGCCTGGCCGGAAATTCGAAAGACCTGGAACAGCCTGCAGCGCAAAGCAGGGTTACTCGATGAATATGCAAAAGAGCATGGGCATTTCGATCCGAACAGCACGGACATTCACGCAGTCGAAGCAAAGAAAAACCTTGCCAATTATATTGTGAAGGAGTTGGGAAAAACCATCGATGCAAAACGATTGTACGCTAAACAGGTCGTTGAAAGTCTGATCCAGGCCGGTGAGATCCCTGCAGATCAGAAAAAACAATTCATCGATGATTATACAGGCCAGGAATTAAAAGCACAGGGAAAAGTTTGGGATTGCAGCAACAATTTGTCGGGCGCTGCATATTTCGCGTTACCAATGGAAAAATGGCATATGGATGCATTCGATCAGTTACGCAATACCGGCCAGCTGTATGAAGTAGTGCAAGATTGGTGGAGCCTTATTTATTTAAAATCGAAAGATCCACCGGAGATCCTGCAGCCAGGTGAACTGATAAAAATGGACGATCATTTGCAAGCTATTTTGAATTAATTTATATTCGCCGCTAACACATCGTGAAATTGGTGATAAGAACCAATTGAATGATATTGAAAAGAGACGGCGGGTATATCTATACACCGCCGTTTTAATTTTATAACGATTAAAAAAAAAAGCCATGACCACTTCCGATTTTATTTTTGATTCTCTAATTGCAGTATGGATACTGCTGAAAGTATGGGAGATCATTAAAAACAAACCATTAAGAATGTTGCAAAAACAAGTCGATGGACAACAGATAATTATTTCCAATTTAAAAGACTTGTATAATGATTTTATTGATGCTACAGTAATCGAGAAAAAACAGATATTGGATATAGTAAGTAAGCATGAAAAAAAAATTATTGAACTCGAACAACAATTACATCATGGTAGTAGTAAAATTTAAATTCAATGGACAAACGCAGGGGTATGACGAAATAAGGCGTTTTGAAAATGTTCCGGAAGATAAAGTGTTTGTTGAGGTTGCAACGGATCTGCCGGTTGAAGTTTTGGCAAATGCTGGTTATCTATACGAAGCGGGTGAAATTGTAGGAGATCGTTTTATCCCAACTACAATCTGGCATTCGAATAACCCTAACTTGTTTGATTAACCTAAATTATAACAATGAAACCTTTCAACTTTGTATTAACAACCGGCGAATCAGTTCCGCAGGCATTGCAATTACTAAAAGAGGATATTGATAAAAATTATTTGAACATGGCCTGCCAAATTCAACAGATCATTCTGTTACCACAGGCAATCCCAATAACAACTGTAGCAGCAACACCGAACGGACAACCACAAATTAAATTGGTGTACAACCTGGTTGCCATCATTGTGGAGGAACCGGAAACGGATAACCTGCAGCGAAATTTTAAAGCGTTGTTTGATTTCCTCAATGCAAACCGCGACAATATAAGCGCCGGACTTATCACCTGGTTAGCTTCAAACATCAATTTCGATACCTCATTAAACAAGCGAACAGATGACCTACAGACAAGCAATTCAACAAATGGGTGAACAATTGAGTACCATGTATGAAAACACCGGATGGTTACGTGATCAGGCAACAACCAGCGAACAACAGTCTTTTAATGAACTGCGTGCTATACTGAGCAATGCCATCATAACATTAAATAAATTGGATAACCGATTGACAGATGGTAGGGCGCAAACTGATTTGGGAATTGACAAATTATAAAAGGGGGCTAGTTGCCTGGCCCCCTTTGTGAATCACTACGAATGTATTTCTTTCACCTTCAAAATAAGAACAAATTTATCGTTCTACCAAAATATGAGTATACAGACCTTTATAGATGAAAATACCGCCATTCTAAAAACTGTATCACCGATGGCATTTTTTATGCGGTTTACAAATGATGACTTTGAAATTGCAATAGAGATCGAAAGACCATCAGGGGTAAAAGAAATGCATTTTGTGACAGTGGCTAGAATCGATATAACATTACTTTGTTCGTTTCATTCAATTAATTCTATTACCTATTTTATAGGAGAAAAAACGAAAATGATCGTTAAACTATCAATGAAACAACCAGGTGAGTAATACTTCTTACATAAGGGCAGTTGTAATTGACCAGGTAAACGGATCTGCAGTTGGCCGGGGGCCATACCGGAACATTCTAAATACTGCAGGATCTATCCGAAATTTCCAGGCGAAGATGAAAAACATGTTTCCAAATGCTTCACATATAAATTATTACGATAGCAAAAAAGTTTTTTTATATCAACAAAAATGGTTATCTAAAGAGCAACCAGAAAAAAAACGCAAAAGGCTGTCAATAAATCAATTGCATTATGCGTTTTATTTTACCGGACAGGATAGAAATTACTGTGATTTGATCCTTTCTCAGTGGGATCCGCACTGATTTTTGTGCATTTGGAACGGTTACACATGGCCCCCCTAAAGGGGGCATTTTTTTTTGTTTCAAAAAAATCTGACATTCAATGTACAACCAACAGGTTAGGATGATAAATACTAATAACTGATTATGAACCCCTTAATCGGACTATTGATTGTTGGAGCCGGTGTTATACTCTTTAACCGGCTATCCACTGCAGGAACTGCTGCAAGCCTTCATTATATCTTCGATGGTGTTACAGCCAAATTTAAAGATGCCTTTAATATCCAGGTGAACGTCAATATCGGTATACAGAACCCTACAAGTAACCATTTTACCATTCAAAGCCTGGCCGGGGATCTTTATATAAACGATTATTATGTTGGGAACGTTTCAAATTTTACCGCTACATTAATTGCGCCGAATGCGCAAACTCCATATACAGCCGCCATAATGCTGAGTACATTTTCATTACCGCAAGCAGTAGTTGATATTTTACAGAACCTGACAAATTTTACAGCACGGTTAGAAGCTAATATCAACGTTGATAATTTATCTGTACCAATAAAGCTGGAAAGAAAAGGTTATTAGAAATGTCCGTAAACGTTAACGATATAGTTGCAGATCTTCCGGGGCTGAAAGGTCAGCGGGATGTAATTATACCAGGTGAGCAATCAGTAGATGAAATTATAAGTGAGGTATTAGCAAGCCATAAAGAATTTGCCGCTGATTACGATACTATAGCCGCTCACTTTTATACAGCTAATCCATTAAGAACAATATTTGATTTCTGTAAAAAAAATTTACCATACCTGGCTGAAAGTGAGATCGACCAAACAACCAGGAGCGCCATTGTTATTTTACTGCTGGCTCAGAATTGGGGCGTTGATTGTAAACATTATTCAGGCTTCATAGCAGGCATAATTGACGCATTGAACCGTGGTGGATATACGAATTACGATTGGTGTTACCGGTTTGCATCCTACGATTTATTTGATAGTCAGAAGGGGCATGTATTCGTAGTTGTTAATCCAGGGGGCAACGAAATTTGGCTCGATCCGGCACCTATTGAAACAGGAAGTGGATCTCTTAAAGATCGAACCTTTAACGACCGAAAAATAATTCCCTTTTATTGGGAAGATTTAAAACCTGACAAAATGAGCTTAAAAAGAATATCCGGTTGCTGCGTTAATCCAATGTACCAGGCAATGGGATATATATCCGCGTTTCAGCCAGCAACCGATGATAACTACGTTCTGGCAATAGATACCTCTGTTAGTGATATTTATCATATTGGCTTCGATCCGGCTACTGGTCAGGTGGATGATCCGGTAGCTGCAGCATTGGATCCTATTTCTTTAGGGCCATCAACTTTTCCTTCTGTTTCCTACGATCCAGGGATGCCAATGTATGATCCGGCTGATCAAGGACAGATCGAAAATACCAATACCCCTTTTATTGCAGATTACCCTACAGTAACAGGGGAACAGCCTCAAACCTTGCCGGTTGCCACTACTAATAATAATCCTGCGCCTGCTACAGGAAATATATCGACAGGTTTTGATTTTAAAACTTTTATTGAAACAAACCCATTGGAAGTAGTGCTAATTGGCGGGGGATTGGCAATAGGAGTAATATGGTTAATTGGTAGAAAAAAGAAAAAGAAGAAAGATAAACGGCAAAGGGCATAGATATTTTTTTCACCTTCATATACCCGTTATAATGGGATTATTTGATAAGATCAGTACGGACGGAACAGGAACAACGCAGACCTTTACGGCTGAAGCTGCAGCGTTCGCAAAAATGGATCTCAATTCCATTTTCAAATTATCAGTACAGGGGGTAACCGATTTAATCAACAATGCCATTAAATTTTTCCATGATATTTTTGGACATAAAGATTGCAACGACCAGGATGCAGTCTTAGTTGAACGGATGTGGGATCAGATTCCAGGGATGGCGCTATTGCTGTCTGATCTGGGTTACCTGGATAGTTCAAATGGAGATTATATAAGGGAAGCGCCTGGTAACATTTATAACTGGATGGCAACCACTGGCCGTCCGCATGGCGCTGATCCGTGCAACGCTCTTTTACCTGTAGCCAGGACTATATTAACCATTCTGTTCGGTGTGCGAATTGTGAACAGTGATATTATGGATGCTTTAGATGTAGGGCCGGACGCCTATTACCAGGCAGGCGGGAGTTGGGTTACTGATATACCACGCAATGCAGTAGAACGCGCCGTGAAGCTGAAACAACAGTTTTTCCCGCAGTCAACATATAATGTCCGTCAATGGGATATGAATAAATTTCAGGATTTCCCGCTGGTTGCTCCTATCCCGGATCCGTTGAAAGTAGGCCAGTTGTATACAGGCCAATTTTTAAATGTTCAGGTGGTTAATGGAATGGCTATTGGTAACCCTATTCCCGATGTGCAGACTTATACAAATGTTTTGGAAGCGAACAGAATACCACTAAAACCGGGAACCATTCTGGACATTAATAAACTGCCATCGATCCACCCGACAACAACAACAGAAGGTAATACGCCTGCAGGCGCTACGAATACCGGCGGGGATCTCTTTAACCAGGGGGTTACCTGGGTGCAGGCCCATCCATTGGAAACAGTAGGTATAATCGCAGTTGCCGCAATTGTAATAAAACAACTTATTGATGATTAACTTTTTATCATGGGAAAATCAAATACCGGTGAATTGGTCTTATTGGGGGCGTTGATCCTGGGTGGTGTTTATATGCTGACCAGGAATAGATCTACAACCACAACGCCATCGATGCCCAATTATCCAACAACGCAGCAGCAAACGCAACAACTGCAGCAATGGGCGCAAACGCAATCTGCAGGTAGTACGATCCTGAATATTATCAAGGGACTTGATTTTAATCAGATCGCAGATATGTGGAGTAAAATATTTGGTAGTGGTGGCAGCAGTTCCGGGGATTATAGCGGGGGCGGGACGGATGTTCCATATAACCCCTATCCGGAATATGATCCGTATAATGATGGTTCTATCTATGCATAACATAAACTTGTAAACGAAATGCCTACACGTAAGCGTAAAGCGGTTAAACGAAAAAAGAAAACTGTAAAACCTAAAAAGGTTACAGTATCCGTTACCAGGAAAACAACGATAGGCAAAGCCAGGTCACCGGCCAAAACTTCAGCCTATTATCTAAAAGCAGCAAGGGATAAGCTGTACAATGAAATGGGTGGACTAATGATACAGAAGGAAAAGGCCAAAACAAAAAGAGCAAAAAAGAAAATCGGTAAAAAAATATCCCTGAAAAGATCACAGATCAACAAACTCAAATAATCATTTTTTACTAATAAAAATTACACTATGGCAAAGCGAAAAAATAAAAAAGCAAAAACCAAAAGATCTTCCGGCAGGCGTATGCGTGGAGCCGCTGAAATGGATGGCCTATATGCGTTCCTGGGCGCTTTAATCGGCGGCTTCGGTACTTATTGGGGTAATACCAAAGTGGCTTTCCTGCAGGGTAAAATCGGGGGTGTCCTGGAAACTGCATTGGGTGGGGTAATGGTCTGGAAAATTAAAAATCCATTCGCTCGTGGCCTGGGCTTTGGTATCGGGGTAGCTGGATCCCTGCAGGCCGGAAAAAGTTTTGGCATATTGGCGGGTATAGGCGCGCCCCGTAATTTCCAACAAAGGCAAGGTGTTAATGGTTTCCGCAATGTTCCGCAGGTGGGCGGCATCGGCCAGGTAAACCAATTACCTGGTAATCGTTTCCCTTCTCCCAATATAGTTGGTAGGGTAAACAAACATACCTACGCCGGTATGTACGGCAATTAACGGAAGTGGTATTTCTTTCACCTTCGGAACAATAATTTTTATCCCTTAAAATAACCATTATGAACAGTATTGCAGCGCGCGCCAATTTTGAAAAAGCCGTGCAATTGTTTTATAACGCATTCAACAGGCGTGAAGATGGATCGATCATAAATCCTAAGTTCGATCCCATTTCAGCATTTAAGCTAACGCAGTCAACTCTGCGAATGGAGCAACCGTTATCGGTTAATACTACCATTTATAATTTCCTGCCGGTAAACATTATTCAAAACCAAACAGCGTTCAATACTGAACAACGGTTAAATCAACAAGATACTTTCGTTCCGACTGAAATCGGCATTTTCGTAGCCAAACCAACAAGCAGCACGGATACCGCATTTAAACCGTTGACGTATGAAAACCCTGCTATCTTCACGGCTGCTGCATCGGCTCAATTGGTTGCTATATGGAACTCAGGTTATTTACAGATCACAGTTAACAAGGATATAAAGACTATCAACTGGGATCTATGGCGGCACTATTACGCGCCACAGACACAACAAACGGGGGTTATTGGGTTAGGATCTCCAACTAATCAGGCATGTGGGGATGATGGTTATTACCCTATGGAACCATACGTATTGATGATCGGTAGCCAGGGGATACAATTACAGATCAGTATGCCGGTTGCATTATCAACAGTTGATGCAAATAGCAGATTGATTGTGATGGTACGTGGTGTTATGGCGCAAAACAGCACGGTCGTTTCATAAGAGATTTCCTATCATTAACCATAGCCAGGGCGGGGTAATTCCTGTCCTGGTTATAATTACAAATGTATATGCTGTATAGAGCTAAATACTGCTGCCTGGCAGAAATTCAAATACCGGCGAATGCGAAGGCAAACAAAAATTTCAATTTTGTTTTCCAACAACAATTACAAACGGTAATGGGCAATCAGACTGTAACCATTGAAGCAATGGAAACGTACAGCGATTCCCATATTTCTTTCAGTCCTATAACTTCCTCGAACCCAGTTGCAACCGCACCCGATATTCTCAATGCTGTATTAACGCTTCAATTCGGCACGTTTCAGGGTATCTCACAATTACCATTGGCTTCATTATGCAGACAAATCCCCTATGCAAATGCAGCCGCGCAAACAACGCCAGGCGTTTATCAGTTGATGATGTTCAGGGAAATGTTTAAAATAGATTGGACTAAAAGTTATATTACCCTTGTGGCTAATGCACCAACAGCAACAGCGTTCAGTTATCTGTTTAATATGTATTATGATTATCTCCCTGTAATGTAACGTTATGGCAACACCGGCACGCACAGTACAATTGAGAGATGCCAATGAAGTAATTCAGGCATATGAAAATTGGAACATTCCACAGTTCGCCGTTATAAGCGGAAAGCAATTATTATTCACGCAAGATGATGATAGTGCAACTGTAGATGATGGGGTGCAGTTATTAAAACAGTGGTTAACCTGGATCAAAAAAAATGGATCTTCTGCTATCTATACGCTGGCCGTTTATAAAAACCCCAAAAAGGAAATCACTAATACTACAGAGTATAATGGCAGCGTGAACTTTCAATTGAGCGAATACAATTACAACGGCAATGGTGCCGGTATTACCGGCGCCGGTGATGCAGGAATGAAAATGATGATGGATAGTATTAACGCATTACAGTTACAGGTTCAAAAGCTGCAGGATGATTTGAATGAAGAAGAAGGAGAAGAAGAAGAAAAGAAACCGGATATGTTGGGGCAGATCACTGATTTTATTAGTAATCCCGTTATAGCCGGGATAATAAGCGCGTTCCTTCCTGCAGGCAAATTTTTGCCAAAGGCTGCTGCACCCATACAACCATCACAACAACAACCTATGCAAACAGAACCCGGACAAGTAACCAGGATCGCAGGTGTTACCGAAAAGGATAATCAAAAAAGAATGGCAGACATTCTGAAAAAGCTGCAGGGCCAGGTAACCAATTTGCCTGAAATACTAGAGCAAATGAGTAAACTGGCCGATGCTAAACCGCAACAATTTGAAATGTACATGGGGGCATTGATGGCAATGAAATTGTAATTCTTTCACCTTCAAAAAAGCATCATGTTATTAACCGGACAGGTATACGATAACCAGACCAGCCAGGGAATACCATATGCATCGGTACGGGTAACGGACGCTACTGCTACTCATTTTACCGGCGGGATTGCTGCAGCAGCAGATGGCACTTTTGAGCTTGACAGCCCTGAGCTGAGTTCCGGGGATGGTTATCTGTATGTATCATCAACCGGTTATGTACCTGCATTGATCGATCAAACAGTTTTTATAAATAGTGCAAAGATTGGTCTTGACCAGGCAGGCAATTTACCTGTGGCCTATGTTTCTTTCAATCCGCATGAAAATGATTGGATCGGTTATCTTTTATTTGGTGGTGGTCTTTTTTTGTTGCTCGCGTATGGCGATAAAGAAAGGAAACAAAAAAGAGTGGCAGGAATGCAAATGCCGCAATTACACCAAAATCAATGGGTAGATATTGCCTTAAAAATTGGTATTCCGGTTGCTATCTTTTTCCTTATCATAAAACCGATCCTGGTTGCATTGAATTTATTACCCAACAAACAGGAAGCGCACCAACAACAAAGTGACAGCCAGGCGCAAAATCAGCAGGAACAGTTAGGTGTTTATAATACTAGCGATAACCACTCTTATTCTGCAACGGTATTGGATCAGGTTGCTGTAGGTGTAAGAGATGCAACGGCTAGTTGGTATGGATATGATTATGATCATCTCGTTAATAACCTGGTCTTTATTCCTGGTATGACTGCAGCCGATGGCAAATATTTCTTAGGTGCATTCGTTAAAAAAAATGGATATACCCTTTACCGTTGGTACTTAGATAAATTTGTGAATGCCGTTATATTGATGCATTTCGATTGGGATAGTGTTGTCTGGAAAAATGGATGGGGGAGTACTGGTAGTAGAGCCGATTTTGATTGGTCGTACCAATTTGGAAAACTAGGTATCAATGAAAATAACGCACGGGATTTTTCGTGGGCGCAGGTGGTTGAAAAATTTGTCAATTACGCTTATTTAGTTGCGGGAGTTCCAAAACAATAATTTATGTCATTACCCAATTTTTTAAATTTTCAACAGATCCCGTTCCTGGCATTTACTACAGATTTCCAGGAATTAACCGGTTCTACTTCCTGCAGCATTGATCCGTTCTGCAATGCCTGGGAAGTGATCAACCTGGGAGATATATGGGTAAATGTCAACGGTATTCTATTGAAAGGGTTTCCACCTGGTCACCCTGAATTGACAGGGGCAAGTATTGGCGCAGCGGGGCAGTATGGTGAGATCTTTAAAGGAAATGTAAATGTGCAATCTGCAGTTACAACGCCTGGATCTGGTACAACTCAATTTTTGTGTTTATTCATTCAAAAACGATACGTATTCGATTAATTGAAAAATAATGTTCAATAGCAATCAAGGCGTATATTATCGTGGGGTGCAAACTGTTTCACCTGCAGGCAGTGGAAATGCCAGTAATGGATTATCTGTGGATCCTGTTTCCGGTGATTATGTTTTGGGGAACAATACGAACCAGGCCGGTGCCCCCGCTCAATTGTTAAGTAATAGAGAAATTGTTACTAATAATAATACACTCACTTTAAAAGATACTACAGGCGTTACCTGCCGTATGCTGATCGGTAACACTGCTGCTTTTAATATTGCCCTGACCAGTTCACAGGCTCAAATCAATTATGGATTGAATCAGGGCATTTTACCGCTGATCTTTTTAAGGCAAAGTGATGGGGCTATTAATATCGGTCAGGATGGCGCTGCATTCAATAATGCTCAATTGCAGATAAGTGGTACAATGACCAGTCGCCTGTTAATACGTTCGCAGTCATCGGGATCAATGAATTTAGATCGAACTGTTGATAGTGGTAAGGTTCTTACAAACTCAAATGCCACAGGTCAAATAACTATTAATTTGCCGAGTATAGTTGCCAGCAATTACGCTGGCTTTCACTGTTATATTGTAGTTGATAAGAATAACGGTATTAGGGTAACATCGCCGGATGCAACAATAAATGTATCGGGGCAAATTGCTGCTGCGGGTGCGTTTGTTACTTCCGCATTAGTTGGATCTGTGTTGCACCTGGTTTGTATTGCAGGCGGCACGCATTGGCATGCAATGAGCGTAACAGGATCCTGGATCATATAATTTTTTTAACCTTTAATATTTTTTTATGCCACAGGTAGGAATAAATAATTCTGCAACGCAGGCTGCTAATCTGCCTATTACAAGTAGTGTAGCGTTGGTTAATACTGATCTGATTATACCAATTGGTGCAAGCCAGAAATTTATAGGGCGCGCTCTTTTGGGTGTTACCCTGGCCGGTGCAGCCAGTGGTGCAAAAGTTCAGGTAACTGTGCCTGCAGGTGGTACTGCCTATATGCTCGCATATGAAATTATAAATGGTAACAGTGGAACGGTAGTACAGGCTAACATCATTACCGCTTCTGCAGCCTTTTCAAATGCATTGGCTAATGCTACCAACCATTATATTTCATTTCTGATCTCCATTGTAAATGGAACGACTGCAGGCAATATAACAGTACAGTTTGCGCAATTGGTTTCCGATGCTGCAGCTGCCACCTTGCTGGCTAATTCGTGGATCTCTGGTACATTGTTAGCTCCATAAACGTTTTGGTTAAACCTGGTTAACCGAACTTTTTATTATATTTTTTTATTTGGTTTTTTGTCACTTCCATACAATCCAGGTCTATATTAGGTTTCAGAAAAAATCCGTCCCCGCCGGCACGCCGGCGGATCCGGCCAGGCCTGGATCCGCCGGCCAGCTGCCAACCGTTAGTAAATTTTAAATAATTACCGTTATGAAAATAGTGCTAGACTTGGAAGATGATGAATTTTTAGAATTGGGTGGATTGGGTTTTGCCGTTGATTGCTGGCCTGCAAAAGCTAAGAAACATGCATTTGGTCGATTGTTATTAAAAATAAAAGATAAGGTTGAACAACGTGCAACGCCTGGACAACTCCGGTATCTCGATAAAGTTGTAGTTGCTATACGACAAGCTGCAGTTGATCATGAGGTAGGTGTAATGATGACGGAAGATGGTTTTAAGGAAATTGCAGATGCTGCAGGCATGAACCTGCGTGATCCAAATGGCTTAGGTGGTTTAGTTTCTATATTGGGAAATGAAGTTTAAAATGGAATATATCGCAATTGCGGGCGCTGCTGCAGTGTTATTAGCATTGACCAGTTCTTTCAAAACCAGGTTGCTCAATGTCCTGTCTGTTTTTATCCCGGATGTGGAAAGCTACAGCGCCAAAGCATATTGGGATTATAAGCGTTATTCTTGGGGGTATGGTACTGCAGCGCCTGGTAAAGATGCTATAACCAACAGGGAAAACGCATTCACTGAAATGGTTGATCATCTGCTTAACGAC